CTACGCTGCTCCAGGAGCAGATCGTCTTAAAATATCTTTATCATTATTTGCAAAACCAGTAAATGATTTTAACGATTCGAATTTTGTTGAATTAGCCACTGTCAATAATGGTATTTTATCATCCCAAGTTAAAAATACTCAATATAGCATCATTGCTGATGAGTTAGCAAGAAGAACTTTTTCAGAATCTGGAGATTATACGGTAACTCCATTTGACATTGCTGTCAAAGAGTCTTTAAATGATGGTTTGGCGAATGGGGGAATTTTTGAACAAGGTCAATTTACATATTCTGGTTCTTTGGCAGGTGAAGATTTAGCACTTTATGAAATTTCTCCAGGAAAAGCATTTGTTAAAGGATATGAAATTGAAACCATAAATACCACTTACATTGATGTTCCAAAAACAAGAGCAACAAAAACACTAGAAAATCAGGGAATTAATTATTCCACAGGAACAACTTTAAAATTAAATCGTGTTTTTGGAAATCCCATAATTGGAATTGGAAATACTTTTATTTTGAGTTTAAGAGATAGTAGAGTTGGTGTTAATAGCATTACCTCTTCTGGAAAAGAAATCGGATTAGCAAGGGTTTATGATTTTAATTTAGAATCTGGTTCATATTCTTCTTCTAACCCTAACACTAATCAGTGGGATATTTCTCTTTACGATGTTCAACTTTTTTCGCATGTAACCATTAATGAACCAATTACACTACCAGTCCCCACATTTATAAAAGGTCAATTCAGTGGTGCCACTGCATTTTTAAGGAGTTCAGTTTCTGCGGGCACAGCACTAACCGTTTATGAAAAGTCTGGAGAATTTATAGTAAACGAACCATTTATTTTTAATGGAATAGAAAATACTAGAGTAGCAACTGCGGTAACTTCTTTTGGAATGTCAAATGTAAAATCTGTTTATGGTGGACCAGATTTAGGTAATGTTGGATTTTCTAAAACTTTTTCAGCGGACACAATTCAAGAGGAATTTTTTGATGTTGGTATTGCAACAATCACCGCATATGCAGCTGCCTCTGGTGAAAGCACTGTTGTCAGCACTAATCCACTATTTCCTGGAAATATTGTAAAAAGAAACGATTTAGTTAAATTTACTGGTTTAAATTTAGTAGATCCAACTTTTGCCAGAGTTGTAAGTGTGGCATCCACATCTATTGTAATTGTTGGGGTAACCACGGTTAGTGGAGTTGCTGCTGGAGCACTTCCAGCATCATCCACATTATTGGTAACAGATTTTTCAATACTATCAACACTCATGGCTGGTGGAACTAATAAATTATATTCTGAGATGCCAAAGGACAATATTTCAAATGTAGATTTATCAGATGCTTCTTTAGTTATTAGAAAATCCTTTACCGTTAACATTTCTGGAAATCAATTGTCTTCTGCTCTTGCTGCAGGAACAAATGAAACTTTTTTACCTTTTGATGAAGAGAGATATTCGCTGATAAGATCAAATGGAGTAACTGAAGTTTTAACCTCAGATATGTTTTCATTTTCTTCTGGATCAACAATTCTTCAAATCAATAATTTAACAACTAATGATACTGGTGCAACTTTAATTGCAACATTTAAAAAATTAAAACCAAAGGCAAAGGTTAAAAAACAAAATAGAGTAAATACACTCATTGTTGACAAATCTAAATTTACTGGATCTGGAGTTGGAGCAACAACTTTAGATGATGGACTTTCTTATGGTAATTTTCCATATGGGACTAGAGTGCAGGATGAAAATATTTCTTTAAATACTCCAGATATTATTAAAATTCTTGGTATTTTTGAATCAACTACAACAGAAAATGCATCAGCACCAAAAGTAACTTTATCATCACTAAATGGACCAACAGGAAAAACTTCAGATTTGATCATTGGTGAAAAAATAAAAGGAGTCTCATCTGGAGCAATCGCTATTGTTTTGGAAAAATTATCTGATTTTCAAATTACATATATTTTATTAAATTCAGTTTCATTCAAGGAGGGAGAGACTGTTACATTCGAAGAATCAAAAATAGAAGCAATAATAACGACATTAGAAACTCCAAGCAAAAATATTTCTAACAACTATACATTTAATTCTGGTCAAGAATCAAGTTTTTACGATCATGGATTTCTAACAAGGAAAAGTAACATAAAAGAACCGTCAAAGAGATTAAAAATTTATTTTACTAATGCATATTATGAGTCCTCTGATGATGGAGATATTACAACTAAAAATTCATATGATACTTTTGATTATAAGAATGATATTCGCTCAATTAACCAAAGTAGAAATACAGACATAATCGATATTAGACCCAGAGTATCAACTTATAATATTGTTGAGGGTTCTCGTTCTCCATTAGAATTTTTTGGTAGAAAATTCAATGGATCTGGAAATTCTGCTGCTAATATTTTAGCCTCAGATGAGTCTATTGTTACTAACTTTTCATTCTATGTCGGAAGAATGGATCGAATTTATTTAACAAAAAGTGGAAGGTTTGAAGTTCAATATGGCGAACCTTCAGAAAAAATAGATCCACCAATTCCAATTGATGATGCTTTGGAAATAGGTTCTGCCATTATACCCCCATATCTTTATGATGTAAATACGGTATCTTTATCATTTTTAAATCATAAACGTTATAGAATGTCCGATATTAGAAAACTTGAAGAAAGAATTAAAAATCTTGAATATTATACAACACTTTCCTTACTTGAATCTAATACTTCAAATCTCTTTATTCCAGACTCTAAAGGATTAAATAGATTTAAATCAGGATTTTTTGTAGATAATTTTACAACTATTTTACCACAAGAGTCCGGAATAGAAATTAGAAATAGTATTGATATTCCTAATAAGGAATTAAGAGCTCAACATTTTACAAATTCAATTGATCTACAATTAGGTCCAGTTGAAAATATAAGTGCAACTGAAGATCTTGGATTTTTACAACCAGAAGGAATTGGTATTAAAAGATCAAGTGATATAATAACTTTAAACTATACTGAAATTGAATGGTTAAAACAAAATTTTGCTACTAGAACTGAAAGTATTACTCCATTTCTTGTAAGTTTTTGGCAGGGGACTCTAGAATTAACACCATCCTCTGACACTTGGGTAGATACTACAAGAATTGAAGCAAAAATCATTAATACTGAAGGAAATTATACGGTAACAATTGCTAACGCGCAAAGAACACTAGGATTAGACCCACAAACCGGATTAAGTCCTATTTTGTGGAACGCATGGGAAACCACTTGGACTGGTCAAGAAAATATTGACACCACCAGGCAGCGGGTAACCAGTTCAGGAGAACAAAGAGTTAGTGAAAGGCCGATATTCGCCAACCCACGTGAACGTATCTTCTTCTGGCAGCCGAGACGAGAGGTTACATTAAGAACCACTGATAGCACCATTGAAGATACATTTAGAGAAACAATAGATACAGGAACATCAACTCGAAGTGGATCCAGAACTGTAATCACAGAACAATTTGATAGAACATCTGTTGGTGATAGAGTTGTTAATAGAGAAATTATTGCGTTTATGCGCTCTAGAAATGTTCAATTTGTTTCTAAAAGATTAAAACCACTTACTCAAATTTATGCTTTCTTTGATGGCGTTAATGTAACAAAGTATTGTGTTCCAAAACTTCTTGAAATTTCAATGATTACTGGATCATTTCAAGTAGGAGAAACCGTTATTGGTACAATAAGAGATACTGGTATTCAACCAATTACTGGATTTTCTAATCCAAAAATTACTTTTAGAGTCGCTCAAAGTAACCACAAAGAAGGTCCTTATAATGCCCCAACCAGTATATTTACTAATAATCCATACATATCTCAAATAGGAGCAACAGGACTAGAAACATATCTGGGAACACCGGGCACCGTTCAGTTAGCAGGACAAGGAAATACAATTCCTGCTACTTATTCTTCAACATCCACAATTTTAAATGTTGACACATACGCACTTTCACTGCAGGCACAAGGACAATTTAGTGGATATGTCGAAACTGGAATGATTTTGGTAGGACAAACTAGTGGTGCTCAAGCAACAATTTCCAACCTTAGATTAATATCGGATCTTGGAGCAAATCTTATTGGTAGTTTCTTTATTCCTAATCCAAATGTGGGAACCAATCCAAGATTTGCAACTGGAACTAAAAAGTTAGTTTTAATTAATAACTCTAATAATAATGCGAATACCGCTGACACCTTTGCAGAAGAATCTTTTTCTTCTAGTGGGACTTTAGAAACTGTTCAAGAAAATATTATTTCTGTTAGAAATGCACGAGTTGAAATCCGACATGAAACTGAATCGATTGCTGCTAGAAGAACAACAGGAGTGCAACTGACAGGTTCTAGAGTTATATCAACATCTACTAGAGACCGCACTTTTATAGAGTGGTATGATCCATTAGCACAATCATTCCAAGTTATAGATGAAACTGGTGTATTTATTACAAGTTGTGATATTTTCTTCCAGACGAAAGATGACATGGATATTCCTATGACATTTCAAATTCGTACAATGCAAAATGGAGTCCCCACTCAAAAAATTCTTCCATTTTCTGAAGTTGTCGTTGATCCTAGTCAGATTTTAGTATCTCAAAATGGAACAGTTCCAACAAGATTTACATTTAAAGCACCAGTTTATCTTGAGGGTGGTGGGGAATATGCAATTACTCTTGCATCATGGTCTACAAAATATAGAGTTTTCGTATCAAGGGTTGGTGAATCTGATTTGATTACAGGTGAATTTATTTCAAATCAACCATATTTAGGATCTCTCTTTAAATCTCAAAATGCTTCTACATGGGAACCAAGTCAGTGGGAGGATTTAAAATTTGTTATCTACAGAGCTCAATTTGAATCATCAGGAACTTTACAAGTTTATAATCCGATTTTAAGTGAAGGGAATGCACAAATTCCAAAATTAATGAATAATTCCATTGCTTTAAATTCTAGAAAAATAAGAGTTGGTCTTGGATCTACGCTTCAAGAGGTTGTCGGAGTTGCAACTGGACTTCAATTTGGTAATACAGTATCTCAAGAAGGAACCAATGCAACTGGTAATTATGTTGGCAATGCAGGAATTGCAACTGGTACTTTAGGAATTATCAATGCTGGTATTGGATATACACCATCATTCGGATCATTTACTTTTGCTGGTATTGGACTTACTAATATAACAGGAACTGGAAAAAATATAACAGCAAATGTGACAATTGAAAATGGAGTTGCAGTTGCTGCAACTGTGGTAACCTCTGGAACTGGATATCAAGTTGGAGATGTTCTTGGTATTTCATCAATCGGAAATCTCTCTGTTGGTAGAAATATTCGTTTGTCTGTTGTTTCTATTGCGAGTACCAATGAAATTGTTTTAGATAATGTTCAGGGAGACTTTATTGTTGGAGCAGGAAAAAGTCTTCGATATACAAATAGCCTTGGTATTACAACTCATTTCAATGCCTCTAGTGGCGGAAATGTTATACCCGAATCTATAGAAACTATAAGTGATGGATTACATGTAGTGGTTAATCATAAAAATCATGGTATGCATCACAAAACAAATAGAGTGGTAATATCTGGTGTTGAGTCTGATATAATTCCAACAAAACTCACACTTCCGTATACATCTGATTCTACATCATCAATTTTGATTGATAATAGTTCAGGTTTTGAAACCCTTGAAAACGTATCTGTTGGAACAACATATCCTGGTTATATTTTAATTGGAGATGAAATTATAAGTTATACTGGAGCCTCTGGTGGTGTGATATCTGGAATCACTAGAGGAGTTGATAGCACTGTCAGAAAAAATTATCTTGCAGGAACACCTGTTTATAAGTATGAAATAGGTGGTGTTTCTTTAAGAAGAATTAATAAAACTCATTTGTTAGATGATGTGACAGTTTCAAATCCTCTAACTTTTGACTCATATAATGTAAAGATTGATATGACTTCAAGTGGTGTTAATAGAAATGAGGGAGTAAGTTTTCCTAAACTTTATGCTAATCAAACTAAGTCTACTGGCGGTTTGAACATAAGAGCAACTCAGAATATTCCATTCGAAATCATCACTCCGATGGTTCAAAATATTACAGTTCCTGGAACTAATGTTACCGCAGAAATAAGGACAACATCTGGAACTAGTTTAAACACTGGATCTGGAGAGGGGATAGATGTTCCTTTTGTTAATAAAGGGTATGAAAATATTACACTTAATAAATCAAATTATTTAACTTCTCCAAGACTTATTGCTTCAAGAATTAATGAAACATCTAATACTTCTATTCAAGAATTCCCTGGTGATAGATCTTTTAATCTTAGATTAAATCTAAACTCTGTTGATAATCGTTTGACTCCAGTTATTGACACTCAACGAATGAATATTATTTTAACCTCTAATAGAGTAAATAACGCCATCTCTAATTTTGTGACTGATAATAGAGTGAATAGTCTCACAGAAGATCCAACGGCATGTCAATATATTTCTAAGGAAAATATATTAGAAGAATCTGCCTCTTCAATTAAAATTTTATTATCAGCACATATCAATAATTATTCTGATATAAGAGCATTTTATGCAATTAGTGAAAGTTCAAACTTTAATCCAATTTTTACTCCTTTCCCCGGATATAAAAATTTAAATACTAGAGGAGAGGTAATTGATCTATCTACTAGTGATGGAACACCTGATGTTTATACGCCTCCCGTGGATACTGGTGGATTTTTATCTCAAGATTTAAACTATAGAGACCATGTGTTTAGTATAAATAATCTACCGTCATTTAAATGCTACAGAATTAAATTAATTCTTACGTCAACAAATCAAACGTATGTTCCTAGAATTAAAGAGTTAAGAGTTATAACGCTTGCATAATATGGAAAATATAAAAGTAAAAGGGTACGATTATTTAGTACGAGACCCTAGAACAAATGCGATTATCAACACAAATAAATTAGAGTATAATCAATATATCACTCAACGCAACTCAAAAGAAGAAGAGCAACAAAAGATACAAACTTTAGAATCTGATGTTGCTAATATCAAAAATGATTTAGATGAAATAAAATCTCTACTTAGGAGTTTAGTAAATGGAAATGAATCCTAACGATATAGAACTTGAAAATTTAAATAAAAGTTTTGAGTACTTCAAATACTCTTCTGAAATAGACAAACTCGATGATATAGAGTCTTTGAAAATTGTCGCAAAGTGTTATTATAAACTATATTTAAAGCAACAAGAAGTTATGCTTAATTTAACTCCAGACTCGTAATTAATGTAATCGCTATATCATAAATATTTTTAAGAGTAAAAGTATAAATGGCACAACCAGCAAGTAGAACAGAATTAATCAGTTATTGTAAAAGGCAACTGGGTTCTCCCGTGCTGGAAATAAATGTTGCCGACGAACAAGTGGATGATCTTGTCGATGATGCCATTCAATACTTTCACGAAAGACATTTTGATGGTGTAGGACAAGTTTATTTAAAATATCAAATAACTCAGGCAGATATTGATAGAGGAAGAGCACCTGGAAATAATTCAAACGTTGGTATTGCAACAACAACAGCAACGACAACAATTGCAGGAACTGCCACAACATTTTCATACAAAGAAAATAGTAATTTTTTACAGGTTCCACCTTCAGTTATTGGAATTACTAAAATTTATCATTTTGATGGCACAAACACCACAACAAATAATATGTTTAGCGTTAAATATCAACTATTCTTAAATGATATTTACTTTTTTGGATCAACTGAAATTTTGACATATGCTATGACTAAAAGTTATTTGGAAGACATTGATTTTCTTTTAACTACTCAAAAACAAATTAGATTTAATCAAAGAAAAAATAGATTATACCTAGATATTGATTGGGGAAGTGTGAAGGTCGATGATTACATCATCATCGATTGTTATCGGACATTAGATCCGAATGATTATAGTCGAGTTTGGAATGATCCTTTCTTAAAAAGATATTTAACTGCTTTGATTAAACGACAGTGGGGTCAAAATTTAATCAAATTCCAGGGAGTAAAATTACCTGGTGGAATTGAATTAAACGGAAGACAAATCTATGATGATGCACAAAGAGAGCTTGAGGCAATCGCAGAAAAAATGTCATCTACTTATGAACTCCCTCCGCTTGATTTTATAGGATGATCAAATGTTAAATCCTTTTTTTCAACAAGGTTCACTTACAGAACAGGGTTTAATACAAGATTTAATTAATGAACAACTTAGAATGTATGGAGTAGAAGTTCATTATTTACCAAGAAAATATCTTACAGAGAAAAAAATTATAAGAGAGGTTATACAGTCATCTTTTGTAGATGCATATCCTATTGAAGCATACGTAGAAAACTTTGATGGATATGCGGATAATACAACAATTTTATCTAAATTTGGAATTCAACAATCACAAGAATTAACACTTACCATCTCTAGAGAAAGATTTAAAACTTATATTTCTCCTTTAATTAAAGATAAATCAAATATTAAGTTATCTACTAGACCAAAAGAAGGTGATTTGATTTATTTCCCTTTAGGAGATAGATTATTTGAAATTAAATTTGTTGAGCACGAAAAACCATTTTATCAACTTCAAAAAAACTATGTCTATACACTCAAGTGTGAGTTGTTTAGATATGAGGATGAACTTATTGATACTAATATAGCAGAAATTGACGATATATTATTAGGAGGTAATCTAGACGGATTGACTGAAGATGGAATATCAACGCTTCTTGGTGTTACTCAGACTCTAACTCTTGTTGGTGCAGGGGTTACGGCAACTGCAACTGCAGGCATTGTTACATCAGGTGGTATCAGATTAATCACGGTAACTAACAGGGGTGGTGGTTATACTAGCACTCCTAGAGTTGGTATTTCTTCTGCTCCAGCAGGAGGGGTGACTGGAATAGCAACTGCCACAATGATATCTGGAATAGTTGTATGTACAGATAGTGCAAATCCAAATGCACAATCTGTTCAAAGTGTTCAAATCATAAATCCAGGTGCTGGATATACTGTAGCACCGAGCATTAAGTTTATTGGAGGCGGAGGATCTGGAGCGGCTGCCACAGCAACTTTAGGTGATGGAGTGGTTGGTATTATTACTGTCACTGCTGGTGGTAGTGGATATTCAACATCTCCTACAATTACTTTTACAA